GTTCCTTCGGCGCTTCCTGTGTATTCATCGCGTAACCTCTGAAAAAACGGTTCACATCGCCACCAAGAACATCCTTACACTGTTGGAAAATCTTATCCATTTCCCCAATAGGAATATTGTCAAAATCCTCTATATTCCACATCTTATTTGTAGCGAGAGAAATCGTAGTAACCACAATGAAATCTTCCTCACGCTCTGAATATTCAATAATTTCATCAGGATGCTTGTTTGCAATCATCGCAAGAGCATCTTCAATTTTCATACTGTCGTCAAGTTCATCCTTGAACCTGGATAGAAGTTCAATGAGCATCGCTTTCTGCATCTTACGAACTTTACGCACAATACCATGATAAGGTTCATCAGTCAGTTCATATGTTTCATTGTTAATAATAACGTTAACCATAATAATCAGTAAGAAAAAAATATTTAGGTTATTGTAAGCCCGGTAACTTGCAGCGATTCCAATTTATCCCCAATAACCTCATCAGGCTTGACATCAAGGGGATACTCAGGGAACTGAACCCCGGTAAGGGTAAACGTCTTGCTATCACACGTAAACTTAAATCCACACTGTGTAAGTGCCCGAACCTGTGTAAGCAGATCAAGATCATCATAATACAGTTCAAGACCAAGTTTAACGTCCTTACCCACGTTTACAACACCTGCAATATGAGTGCTGTTAGTAGAGGCAAGATCCTTGAGATAAACATTCTTATTCGAGATAGACAACTCAATCTCACGCACAATATCAGTAGCATTAGCCCAGGTCTTACCATTGTCTGTGCTTAACTTAATATCACTAATATTATCACACGTAAGCATTGCATCGGTGCTCTCCGTTGCATTACTACCCGTTCCAATATAATCAGTAGCGGAAGGTGCGGCAGCATCAGCAGCAGTAAACTTAGCAGAACACATCAGCACATCATCTTCAGGAATGGTAAGCGTAAACTCATCTACAACACAACCCTTATAGACAACATACTTATTTGTTCCACCCGTAATAATTGCACCAATCGTAACGGAATTAATACCATCTACAAGACCAGTGCAAGAAGTATCACCACCAAGTGCAAATCCTAAAAACCCATCTAAAATACCCTGTGGCACATACTCAATCTCAATGCCCGCTTCCATCACAGTCTTGATGTGCTTATAGGCAGCAGACTTCGGATTAGCGTATTCAGCATTCGGATCAGCGTATTCAGCATCAGTAAAATACCGCGTGGAAAACGATTTCGGTTTATCCGTAAACTTAGCATCAGTAACAATACCAATCCATTCCATTTCAGGATTCGTAGGTAACGTACCAAATTTGGTTTCTTTAACATATTCAACAGTTGTAGTATAACCTGCGTTCTGTCCCATAATTTTCACCTTCTCTTTCTAAATTCAATTACAACAATGTCTAATTCACGTTTCAATGCACTATTCTTTTCAACAAATGCAGGAGCAACGGGAGAAATATAACTTATGCCTTTGTAAATGCCCGTCTTTAACTCCCGACCATGATTTAAAAATGCATCGGTAATAAGATTAAAAATACGATTGATCTCACTCTTCTTATCAGAAATGATTGCAACGCGCACTAACTCATGAGTTTTTGATCCATCGATGATTAGGGTTTCTCTCCCCGCTACAATGTCTATTACAACGGTAGGAGGAGCGAATCTTTTTGATTCGGGATAAATGGTAGTAACCTTAGAATCAAGTTCAGGAATCTTCTCTTCGATGAACTCAGCAATCTCTTTTAAAACACCATCTATATCCATTATAACCCCGCTAATGATATATTTACATTAAGTAAGTTCATACGCTTAATTAACTGACCAAGTTTAATACTATAGATAAACTTAATCTGTCTTACATCATGGATAATACCACGATCAGAATCAGGATACTTGTAGCGTGGTTCATTGGCAATCGGTTTGAATTTCTCTGTGCCAAACACAAGAAACGTATTGTAAGGAACGTATGAATTTTGACTTACGATTACATACTTCATTGATTCTTTACGCTCGTAAAACCAAGAACTCATGTAGCGACCTGTATCATATGGTGCAGAGTCTTTAATCTCCTTTGTCATGTCACCACTAAACAAATCAAGCGTATTATCAACATTCTCCTGCACAGCAGCAAGAATCTGACTTAACTTTAGATTAGTTTCCTCTACACCTTGCACCATTATTTTCATAGTGCAGACTCCAGGTGTGCTTCAAGTAAGTAGTATGCTGTTCCAAAAATCTCTTTTCCTACAATCTGGTATTTACCAACGTTATCAACGTAGTAATCACGGTTTAGAACAATGGTATCACCATCCTGAATATTGATAAAAATGTTGATGATACCAAATTGTTCAACTCCAGTGCGATCTAAACGTCCAAATACATTAGAATGTAAGTCATATGCGCGGGCAGGGAGAACAACAGCCCAATATTTTACTTCTTTATATGTGGTGGTTGATTCTTGATAAAAAGTGTCAGAGGGAGTTGTAGAATCCTGAATAAGAAAGGTGCAATAAGCGCCTAATTTCTTTAATATATTATTCATTTTAAACCCACTCTGTTGCATAAAACCACCTTAAAAAAATCCATTAACATTTAACAAGAGGTAAGAAACATA